ATGAATATCCAACGCCTGAACCGAACCGACATGACCAGCGACATGCTGGCCGAGGCGAAGTCTCTGGCTCGGGTCATGCATGACGATGAAGATGCTGACCTGTATCGCATGGTCAATGCCGCCGCGCTCGAGGCCGAGGAGCTGGCCCAGATTGCGCTGCTGCATCAGACGGTGCGTGTGACGCTGGATGGCTGGCCGCGTGGCAGTTCCTTCGCCCTGCCGATTGCGCCGCTGCTGGACTGGTCAACCGTCCAGATCACCGCTGACGACACCGCCTTTGAGGATTTCAGCGTCATTACCGGGCAGCGCCCCGCGATCCGGGCAACCGGCCCGCGCCCCTGTGGCGTCGTGGTGATCGAGTATCAGGCCGGATTCGGTGCAGATGGCACTGACCTGCCTGCCGACTTGAGGCAGGCTGTCCTCGATCAGGTGGTGGCCTATTTCGACGCGCGTGGGCCGGGTGATCCCAAGGCCGTAGCGCTTTCGCCTCACTTCGTCCGCATCGTCGGGCGCTATCGGCGGGTGCGGGCATGAGTGCCGAACAATTCTACACCGGCGATCCCGAGGTGGATCACCTGCTGTTCAGCTGGCGGCGTGTCATTGCCGACGCAACGGGCTGGTCTCGGGGCTTTGCTCTGTCCATCCAGCGCGCTCGCAAGCGTCCGGGCTGGACGCCCAGCACCCGGCAACTGTCGGTCATGCGTCAGCTGGTGGCCGAGCTGCCAGCGGTGTCGGGGGAGGGTGATGGCGACCTGATCGACAGGGACTGAACATACTGGCCCGCATAGCGCGGGCCTCGGCAGACTGCGGGCTTTCACGGGTTAGCTGGCGCGTTTGCTTAAAGCGCAACCAAGGAACGGGTCAGGCGCAAACCGGCGCGGCATCAGCCGCACGGTGCGGATGAGAAACCGCAGGGGCAGCTATCCCGGCTTTGCCGGTCTCTCCAAGCCTCAAGACCCCGCTGCCACCCTCTGGCGGCGAACATGGGAGAGCGGACCAGGCCGAGGGAAAGGCAGGTCTGACCAAAGCGACGGGCTCGTCCGAATGGGCAGGTCAAGATTGCAGAGGTCGGGGCGGGAGCTGGGTTCAGAACCCCGGCGCTTAACCCGCTTCCCGACCTTTGCTCGGGGTCTGAACCGATAGGCAGGCCAGACGGAGAGGAAGAGAGATGACGCAGTTGCAGCGCAATATGTTCGGCGGTGACGACGATGTTTCGGCGCGACCGAAAGGGCGTCCGCGTCTCGATGGTCTGCCCGCCGGATCGCCCGAAGCGCGTGAAGCCGATGCGCGAACTGGTCCCAATGCCGCGACTTTGCGCGCGCTAGGGGACCGTCGGCAGAGTGTTCCTTTCGGGCTTTTGGAAAAAATCGGGGGAAAGTCGCCAGCGATGCGCGCCATCCAGTTTTTGGGGCTGTTGCGCGTTCCTGACGGTAAAAAGGCCGGAAAACCCCTTAAACTGGCGAATTTCCAGCGGAATTTTGTGAAAGGTGCATTTGCGCGCGGCGTGACGGTGGGCGTCCTTTCCATCGGGCGCGGCAACGCCAAGACGGCGCTGTCTGCCGGACTGGCCTTGGCCGATCTGACCGGCGCGCTGCAAGAGAACCCGCAGCCGAACCGCGAGATCATCTTCGCAGCCCGCAACCGCGATCAGGCGCGCATCGCGTTCAACTTTGTGCTGGGCTACATCAACGGCCTGCCCGAGGAAGATCAGGCGCTGTTCACCATCCGGCGCGGCTCCAAGCTGGAAATCGAATTCGAGGGCAACGGCGGCGGACTGGCGCGCTGCATTGCCGCTGACGGCAAGTCGATCCTGGGCGGTGCGCCGACGCTGGCGATCATGGATGAACGCGCGGCATGGGAACGCGAAAAGGGCGACAACCTCGAGAACGCCATACTGTCGGGCCTCGGCAAGCGCGATGGCCGGGCGCTGATCATCTCGACTTCGGCGGCGGATGACACCAACACGTTTTCCCGCTGGCTCGATCAGCCGCCGCCTGGTGCTTATGTGCAGGAACATCGCCCGCCCTTCGGCCTGCCTGCTGATGATCTGGAAAGTCTGCTGCTGGCGAACCCCGGTGCGTCCGAAGGTATCGGGTCCAGCCCGGACTGGCTTGTCTCGGCAGCCCGCACCGCCATTGCGCGCGGCGGATCGGCCCTTTCCAGCTTCCGCAACCTGAACCGCAACGAGCGGGTGTCGATCGAGAACAAGTCGGTTCTGGTCACAGTCGATGAATGGCTGTCGGCAGAGATCGCGCCCGATGAACTTCCCGCCCGCGACGGACCCTGCATTCTGGGCGTGGATCTGGGTGGATCGCGGTCGATGTCGGCGGCGGCGTTTTACTGGCCGGACACCGGGCGGCTTGAGGCACTCGGCACGTTCCCGGCCTATCCGTCGCTCAAGGATCGCGGCGAAGCGGATGCGGTGGCGGGCCGGTATCTGGAAATGCATGAACGCGGCGAACTGTCCGTGATGGGCGAGAACACTGTGCCGCCCGGCCCTTGGCTGGCCGAGATCGTCCGCCAGCTGGACGGCATCCAGCCCGCCTGCATCGTCGGCGACCGCTTCCGCCATGCCGAATTCGCCGAGGCCATGAACAATGCCGGGCTGGCGCGCGTCCCGTTCATCTGGCGCGGTTTCGGCTGGAAGGACGGGGCCGAAGATATCGAGCGGTTCCGGCGCGCGCTGTTCGATGGCGACGTGAAGGTCACGCCGTCGTTGTTGCTGCGCTTTGCCTTCGCGGATGCCGTGACGCTGATCGACCCGGCGGGCAACGCCAAGCTGGCCAAGGGCCGCACCTTGGGCCGGATCGACGCGGCGGCGGCATCGGTGCTGGCCGTGGCGCAGGGCGCGCGGATGAAAGCCACCCCGACACGGAAGGCGCGCGTGGCATGGGCATGAAACGCGACGATTACGCCCGCCATTCCAAGCGCGTCACCTCGACCAAGCGCTGGCAGGTTCTGCGGCAAGCCGTCCTCGAGCACGACGGTTGGGCCTGCGTGGATTGCGGCACCAAGCGCGGGCGTCTGGAAATCGACCATGTGAAGCCGGTGCGGACGCATCCGCATCTGGCCTTCGCGCCGACGAACTGCGCCACCCGCTGTTCGTCCTGCCACACCCGAAAGACCCGGATCGAATGCGGGCATCCCGCCCCGATCCAGTCGCCCGCCCGCAAGGCGTGGGCAAAAGCCGTTGCCGAACTGGCAGCGGAACCCAAACCGGCAACATGAGGAACACCATGCTGGACAGTATCAAGATTGCACGGCGGCAAAGCGAAATCCGCCAATCGCTGGCCGAACTGGTCGGGAAAGAGACCCCGACCGAGGACGAAACCCGCCAGATGGGGACGCTGGACGCGGAATACCGCACCAACGAAACCCGTTACCGCGCGGCGCTGGTGTCAGAGGATACCGAACGCCGCGAGGCCGGGGCCGATCTGGAAACCCGCAGCGACCGCGAATATGCCGAGCTGGTCGGGCGCTTCGAGCTGCGGCAGGTCGCGTTGTCGCTGGATGAAGGCAAGGCGCTGTCCGGGGCGACGGCCGAGATCGTCACCGAGATGCGGAACGCGGGCGGCTATCAGGGCATTCCGGTGCCGCTGGCCGCGCTGGAAACCCGCGCCGGCGAAACCATTGCCGCTGATCAGATCAACCCGAAAACCATCCGTCCGATCATCGACCGCATCTTTCCCGGTTCGGTGGCCGAGCGTTTGGGCATTCAGCGGATCAACATTACCTCGGGCGAGCTGGCCTTTCCGGTGGCGACGGCGGGCGCGGTGTTTGGCTGGCAGACCACCGAGCTTGGCAATGTCGGCGGGCCGGAGCGGTTTGAAACGGCAGAGCGCAGCCTGAACCCTGATCACACCGGCGGGGCGCAGATGGTGATCAGCCGCAAGGCGCTGAAACAGGCGGGTGACGGCCTCGAGGCGGCAATCCGGCGTGATCTGAACGCGGCCATCGGCTTTGAGCTGGACCGGGTGACGATCAACGGTTCCGGCGCGGCGGGCCAGCCTCTGGGCATCATCCCCGGCGCGGCGACCTATGGCATCGATGTGACCCCGGTCGGCGCGACCGCGACGTGGGCTGCATTCCGGGCGCAGATCGTGGCGTTCATGCAGGACAATGCGATCACCAGCGCCAGCCAGGTCAATCTGGGCTTTGACCCTGCCATCTGGGCAGAGCTGGATGACGCGCTGATCACCGGCACCGCCGTGTCGGAATGGGACCGGCTGACCAAGCATGTCGGCACCCCGGCGATCAGCAACGTCATCCCTGCTGAAACCGCGATCATGACCGCGACCGTGCAGGGCATCGCGCCCGGCTATCTGGGCATCTATGGCGGCGTTGACCTGATCCGCGACCCCTACACCAAGGCGCAGTCGGGCCAGCTGGTTCTGACCGGCCTTGTCACGGCGGACTTTACCGTCCCGCGCGGGATGCAGACCCGCATCCTGACCGGCATCGGTGAACCCTGATGCTGTGGGGGGCGTCACTCGGCGCATTGGAACTGCGCAGCGAGGGCGGGGCAACCCGCCTTCGGGCGACGTTCCCCTATGGCGCGGCGACCGAACTGGCACCGGGGCGGCAAGAGGTTATCGCCGCCCGTGCCTTCGCTGACCGGATCGAGGCGGGCGAGGATATTCACCTGCTGGCCGGTCACGACTTCAACCGCCCGCTGGCCTCACGGTCGGCGGGCAGCCTGCGCGTCACCGATGGCGATGATGCCGTGGTGATTGAGGCCGATATCGGTGACGGCACCAGCTGGGCGCGGGATTTTCTTGCCGCCCATGCCTCGGGCCTGATCCGGGGGCTGTCGCCCGGTTTCCGCGTCCCCTCGGGCGGTGAACGGATCGAGCGGCGCGGCGCGGGCATGCTGCGCACCGTCACCCGCGCCCAGCTGCTGGAATTCTCGGCCGTCACCCGGCCCGCCTATCCGCAAGCACAGATCGAGGCGCGAGAATGGCAGCCCGTGGGCGAGGTCGCGGAACGCATTGTCGCAAACCACCTCAAGCGATGGAGGCTCTGACATGGGGCTGATGGATCTGTTCCGGCGCAAATCCGCGCCGATTGAGACCCGCGCGGTGCAGCCGGGCTATACCGCGTCCCTGATGGCCGCGCGCGAGGCGTGGATTTCCGGCGCGTCCGGGTTGGCCGAGCTGACGGCGGCAGTGCAAGGCTCTGTCACCCTCTGGGAAGCGGGCTTGTCGCTGGCTGATGTGCAGGGCACCATTTGCTGGACCGGCGCAGCATGGCGATGATCGCACGGGCGCTGGCCTTGCGCGGCGAATGCCTGTTCCTGATCCGCGACCGGCTGATCCCCTGCACCGATTGGGACTTGTCCACGCGCTATGGCCAGCCGCGGGCCTATCGCGTCGGCCTGCCGGAAATCGGTGGCGGTCGCAACGAAACCGTGCTGGCGGGCGAGGTGCTGCACTTCCGCATCGGTTGTGACGCCACCACGCCATGGGCCGGATCGGCGCCGCTGGCCCGCGCCCGTCTCTCGGCCGGCCTCTTGGACGAAATCACCACGGCCATGCGCGACGTGTTCCGCGATGCCCCCATCGGCAGCCAGATTATCCCCGTCCCCGAAGGCAGTCAGGAAGATATGGCCGACCTGCGCGCTGGCTTCAAAGGTCGGCGCGGCGCATCGCTGCTGATCGAGGGCGTTGCAGCGGCAACAGCGGCGGGCATGAACCCGCAGATCGGCCAGCGCCCCGACCAGCTGTCACCGAATCTGAAAGACACGCTGGCCGACAAGCTGCTGACCGAGGCCAAGGGCGAGATCTACGGCGTGTTCGGCATCCTGCCGGGGCTGGTCAATCCGTCCACCACCGGCCCGATGGTGCGCGAGGCGCAGCGGCATCTGGCGCAGCTGGTGCTGCAACCAATCGCCAACCTGCTGGCCGAGGAAGCGTCGGAAAAGCTGGGCGATGCCGTCACCATCGACGTGGTGCGCCCGATGCAGGCGTTCGATCACGGTGGCAAGGCGCGAGCGTTCGGCGCAATGTTGCAGGCGATGGCCGCCGCCAAAGAAGCCGGGCTGGACGGCGCGACCCTGCTGGACGCCCAGAAGTTCATCGACTGGCAAGAATGACATGGCACAGCGCGATCAGAAATCGGCGGGCCAGCTGACCAAACGGGCGGAATTCCTCAAGCCGTTCATGGAAAAGGACGCGGATGGCCGCGTAATTCAGCGGTATGACCTGCAATTCCGCAGCTGGGCGCATGTTCTGCCGCTGCGCGGCGGCGAACAGATCATGCAGGCGCGCATGGCAGCGAAGGCCCCGGCCATCGTGACCATCCGCGCAACGCCGGAGGCGCGCGAGATCACCAGCGAATGGCGACTTCGCATCGGCGGCATCGAATACGACCTGAAAGAGCATCCGCGCGAAAGTCAGGATCGCGCGTTCCTCGAAATGCTGGTGGAGGCTTGATGAGATAGGGTCGGGATGCGCCCTGCGGATCAGAGGGCTGCGAAGCATCTGGGATCAGACGGATAGTGCCCGGCAGCCTATGCCGAAAACCCCGTCAAGGCGCGGCCTCATTGGATTCTCCGGGGCGTGGCGCGGATCAGCACGGCAGCCCTGCCGGGGCTGATCAGAGCCGGGGCGTGAAAGCGTCCCGGCCAATTCTGTCAACTGAAGTCCTCATCATTACCAGATAGACCAGCCTTGAACTTTTCATCCAGCCTTTTGAAGTATGCCCGCTGCCCTTCCTCATCGATCAGAGAGTGAAACAGGGGCGACGCCATGTTGATGACTTCGCAGCCATTCACTTGCAGCAGGTTTCCATCCCGGCCTGTTACAGTAACGCCAATTGAACCCGTGTGATATCCATCGTCGTCACGCTCGATCATCACAAGACGGTAGCTTTTGCCAATTTCGATCATGGTTTGTCTTTCCTTAACCTTACGCCCGGCCCGTCGCCGTTTTCGTCGATGAAGATCACCCCGCCAGCTTCGAGAGCTGCACGGATCGCGGTGGCGGTATCCTCACGCCCACCAATTTCGCCTGTCGCGGCCTCAAGTCGTTTGATCGTCGGAAGGGAAATCCCCGATGCGCCAGCAAGGTCAGCCTGCGACCATCGCAGCAGCGCGCGCGCGGCCTTCACTTGCTCAATTGATACTTTTAGCATTGACAGCCGTTTCTTGGTCGTGTTGATACTTTCAGTATTAACACCGCAATGGAGCGACCACAATGCGCCTCAACCCGATTTCCGGGAACACCCCCGGCTTACCTTCCGCCCGCCTCTTTGAAATCCACGACTGCCTGTCCCTCGCTCTGGACGTGACCGAGCGACCGCGCAGATATACAGCAACTCCGAACGCGAAGCGCGCAGCTATGTCCGCACGGCCTTACAGGCAGGTCAACAAACTGATCAAGGTATCGGTATGAGCCGCGATTGGCACATGTATGATGGCAGTGTCAGTATTGGCGTCGATGAGAAGGCCGCCCAAATCCGCCATCTTGCGGCCATCGGCGTAGCCGCGAGCGATACCGCTTACAACATCCGCAATTTCAGCACATGCTACATATCACTTTTCGAAGTGATCGCTCGCCTCGCTCATGAGATAGAGGACGAGGTTGACCCATGAAACGTCTTGATCTTGAGGCTGGCGACCTGATCGCCATAGCCATGTGTTACATCGATATTATTGAAATGGCGACACGATGTGACCAAACCGAGGAAGGCAAAGCGATCAATCGCGTGGCCTTCGACGCGGTTGCGAAATTGGCCGAGGCCAAAGACGCTTTGAAGGAGCATGCGGAGGAGGTTGGGAAAGGCCTTACATGATTATCACCCGGATTGCGATGCGCACAGGCATGAACCTGAACTGGATTTTTGATCCGGTGACGGCGTGGCGAAGAAAAGAACCTCTGGACATTTTCTGCAAGTTTGGTATCTATGGAAAAAATCCAGAGGTTATGACATGGACAGCACTACCCCACGGCTGACGACAGCTTTCGCGTGTGAAGTCGCTCGGCTTGATCGAGACCGTTTCAATGAGGCTGTTTCGGACGGCTTCCTAGAATGCGTTCCCTCAACGGTGGCTGGCCGAACCCGTTACTTTGAACCCGATGATATGATTTCGATCTGGCTCTATCGCGAGTTGATGGAGGGCGGCTACTCGCGCGAAGCGGCGGGCCGTATCGCATGCGCGATTTGTGTGAAGGCGACAGTGCATCCAGAGGCCAAGGCCATCGCCTACGTGGAAACCTATGTCGGTTCTCGACATGCCTGTCTGCCCGAAGATGTGCCCTCGGCGGATCAGTGGGATACGGCGCTGTTTTCCGGCTCCGACATTCGGCGTGTTACAACTTTCAACATCGAAAAGATGCGGCGGCTGATCGCCCATGCAACTGCTGAGAAGCTGCGCACCTTCGGATCCGAGGATTGATGGCCCTGAAATCCAGCCGAGGCGGTCCAAGTTTGGCGACCGAGCCGCCTCGGCCTTACCTGAAACCCAAGTAGGAGAATCAGACGTGCAGGACCATAGCACCAACAAGGTGCCGCGCGTTACCCCGTTCCGGCAGGCAGATGTGACCCGCGCCATCAAGGGCGCGCAGGCAGCTGGCTTCGAGCCGGGCGAGCTACGCATTTCGCAGGACGGCACTATTCACGTTCTCCGCGCAGGTGCGGTGTCGATAGGTGCAAACCGGATCGACCAGCTGATTGAGGCGCGCCGTGGCAAAGCATAAAGGCGGCGAATTTCCCGGCGTGTCTCGCAACTGGCAACGGGGCAAGCTGCGCTGGCGGTTCAAGAAACACGTCAACGGCGTGAAGGTGATCGACGCCTATATCGACCATCCCTATGGCTCGACTGAGTTCAAGGCCGCGTATGAGGCGCTGCTGCGCGGCGCAGAAAAGCCCGTGTTCTCGACGGCGGTCTTCGGCACGGTCGGGTGGATCATCGAACAGTTCATGGGCGATGCACAGTATCTGAACGCCTCGGATAGTCGACGGAATACGCTGCGGCGCGAATTCGACTGGCTCAAGCAGCAGGCGGGCACATGGCCGCTGGACGATATCCGCACCCGCCATGTCGAACACCTGATGGGCATGAAAACAGGCCCAACCGCTGCCAACACGGTGCGCAAGAACCTGTCCACCCTGTTCAATTTCGGCATCCGCAAGGAATGGCTGACCGTGAATCCGGCGAAAAAAGCCATGACACGGAAGGAAAACGACACCGGCTATCATACGTGGACCGAGGAAGAGATTTCCCGGTTCCTCGACACCTTTGGCGCAGGCACAAAGCCCCGGCTTGCGATGCTGCTGGTTCTGTCCACGGGCGCTGCGCGGCAAGATGTGATCAGGCTGGGGTGGCAGAACGTCAAGAACGGTCGCATCAGCTATCGACGCGGAAAGACCGGGCAAGCTGCCGATCTGCCGATCCTGCCCGAGCTTTGGGCCGAACTGGATCGCTTGCCGCGCAACGTGATGCTGTTTTTGCACCATGGGGCAGGGCACGCTTACAAGCCCGAAAGTTTTGCGAACTGGTTCAAAGATCAATGCACCGCAGCGGGATTGCCGCACTGTTCCACGCATGGTCTGCGGAAGGCTGGGGCGACCCGGTTGGCGGAACACGGGGCTACGGAATTTGAGATCATGGCCTTCCTTGCGCACAAGACGCCGCATGAGGCGGCGACCTATACAAAGGCCGCTGGACGTGCCCGATTGGCCGATGGCGGAATGAGTAAATTGCCCTCGTTCACCAAATTGCAGGGCAATTCAGATGTGCAAGATACTGAAACGATGGGGAAATAG